CAAAAGTCAGTTGTGGCGGCACGGCGGCTAACACGTCAGTCAACCGGACGTGCCGCAAGCGGCCCGCCGGTTACTTCTGCGTTAGGGGTCGTCGGCATGAACGACAGATCAAGGAAGCACTCGCCAAACTTGAGCGCAATCGTGTAGATCAACCTGCCATGCAATCGCGTTTCCGGCTCGCCAACCGACTCGAACGCCCAATAGTGGCAAATGCCTTCAACGCACCGTTCCGGCGAAACCGGGTCAAGGTGCCAAGGTATCGCCACAAGATCAAAGTCCCGCGCAAGGCTTCCATGCACGGCCAGCGCCCATCCTTTTGTCCGCATAAACTCGGACAGTTCCGGGTAAAGACAGGCCGCGTAAATCGGCGCGTTGTTTGCTGCTTGCATGTCAATCTACCCCTAACACGTCATTCGAGCGGGACGCTTCGCCTTTCGGCTTCGCGCCCATCAATTCGGCGTTAGGCGTGTTCATTCTTCCCACAGGTACGGCTGGCCTAGACCGCCGCTCATGATGTTCATGCTCACGCGCCAGTCGTGCAGCCTGTTCGCCGCGCAGACGTAGCTGCGCTTGGTCACGCGTCCAGCCACGCGCCCTTCGGCCAGCGCCTTGTCCTGGTTCAGCCAGAACTGAAGCTCGTCAATGTTCCGGCGCAGCACTTCCAGAGCCTGAGCCTTTGTCATCTTGTCCGTAGCGCGGCCAAAGAATCGCGGGTTCGGCGCCCAGGCTTTTGCCTCGTCGGCCGTCATCAGCTTGTCGCCGTGCTTGTATCGCTTCATTTGTCCGCCTTGCAGCATCGTCCGAATGGCATGTCTGCGGCCTTGCAGTCGCAGACTTCTTGTGCGCTTCCAAGTTCGCCCAGCGCCGGCACCATGCCCGCGTTGCAGACCTCGCAAACGTAGGTCACGCGCGGGCGCCTGGCCGCCATCGCCTCGTAGATCGCGGCCAACAGGTCGGCGCTCAGAATCACGTCGCCACGCTTCATCGTCACCGCGTGGCCTGCCAGGATCATTTCCCGCGTCACGCTCACAGCAGCGCCCCCTGGTGCCGTTCCGGCGCCTGCACGCGGTCAATCGCGGCCAGCAACTCGCGCAGCTTCTCGGCCTCGTCGCTATCGTCCGGGTTCTCGCGATATCGGTCTTGTCCAGCAGGAACAAAGCATCATTCATGGTTTTCGCTCACTATCGACGCCCCGGCCATGAGCATGAGTACAACAACCAGGCCCGCGAGGTAGATCAGGATGTACGACATATCGCTTCCATCTGTCCGGCCAGGCTCATGCGGTGCGGCAGTTCTGCGGCCTGGCGCTTGATTTTGGTGGATCGATGCCCGTCGTTGCCCTTCTCTCGCCACTTGGCGCATCGCTCGGCCGGTGTCATCGGCTTCGGTGGTTCGGCGTCCGCGCCCTCGCCAAGCCCGTAATAGGCCACGGTCCTGGTGTTCGGGTGACGTTCCCACGCAACGACGCGGACAACTTTCATGGCTTTCATCTTGCATAGCGCATCAGAGACATTCTTCGGCACCGAGCTAACAGCGTGGGCCAGCTTGAGCTTGTTCATCGGGCCGTTTTCGCAGAGCGCCCGGATGATCCGGCGATAGATGACGGGTACATAGTCCGGCGCCATGCGCGTGAGGGCTTCCTGTTCAGTCATTTTGTCGCTCCGGCTTATATCCATGCTCGACCATAAGGCTGTCGGCGTACTTCAACAGCTTTGCAGCAAGCGCATTGGCCGGCGTGGTTCCGCCAGCGCCTTCGGTCTTGACGGTCATGGCAACAGACCCGTCTTCCTTGTCCTGGATGCAGATGATGATGGTGTTCATTGCTGCGCCTCAATCAACAAGTCGATGAAATGGCGAGCCTTCTTGAGGTCTTCGACGCCACCCTTTGCTTTCCATCTGCTGAGGTACTTGATTGCGCTACCTTCCGCGAATCCAATGTTGTTTCTGTGGATATATTCGAATGGTTGTATCGCCATGTCCTTGTAGTGCACACCACCCACCTGGACTGAAATTGCCGGCCTTCTCTGCATGTCCACATTGTTCTCGATGGGCATCCAGTTACTCTCGATAGAATCAGGAACACACCCTGGACATGGCCCGCTGGCACCTTCGATGTGGGCTTGGTAGGCGCAGGTAGGGCAAAACGCTTCGTGTTTGAATTTCATCCCGCCTTCCTTCTCTTGATGTCCCGGCCATAGGCGCGGGCGTGGTTGCAATAGACGCCATCCTTCAACTGCTCGATGGCGATGAGTTTTTCCCCGGCCGGCACGTCGCAAGTCGCGGGGGCCTTGGCGTCGTGGTTAGCGGTGCCGAGCCATAGCCCGGCCGCAAAGGCGGCGCAGAGCAGCGAAACGCCAACGATAGCCGCGTCGATTGTTTTCATCCGAGTACCTCTAGCCGATCGCATATCGCTTCAAAGTGCTCAAGGTCTTCCCGCGCACGAGAAATCCATTCTTGGTTCCCGCTGGCCAGGGCGATAGCCAGGTCGAATCCTGCGAACCAGCGGAAGAAGCGGTAGAGGTAGAGCATTAGAATGGAATGTCATCAAAGTCCCACTGGTCGCATCCAACGGGAACAAAGTCTTCCGGAACCGGGCCATGCAAGCCGCACACGTTGTTGGTGTAGCGAGAGCATCCATTGCATCCAGTCGGTCTTGACGTCAGGTAATCAAGTTCCTTTTTGCAATCGGCAATACGATCCGCAAACTCGTTCCTGTTCATGCTGCCTCCTTCAGTTGTGAATCTGGCCAGGCGTACCCGACGATCTCCGGGTACTTGCCGGATTCATTGACGCGAATCACGGATGGCGTGGCCAATTGATAGCCTGACATCAGCCATTCGATGGCCTGCGATGTCGAACCAGGCACGAACAGTTGCCCGTCGTTGCGCAGTCTCGGCGCCCGCTTTTCCCACCATGCTTCTGCCCTGGTGCGTGCATAACCATGATGGTCGAGACACACCCATTCCCTGGCGACCCGCTTGATGCCGCTCCAATAACTGACCATCAAACTATCTGGCTTGCCGAGCTTGCGATGCGGTGAGTAAGTGACATCGGTAATGTGATGTTCGATGACGTATGCTTGTCCATCATCGATGATGCGGGCATGACTCGCGGTGACTCTGTGCGGGTCTGTAGCAACCACATCGAATACAGTTCCACAGGTCTTGCACTCAGTGGCCGCAATCGGATTCAGCGAACCGCATTCGTCACAAACCTTCAGCGGTGCTTCATGGGCTGACTTCTTCTTCTGCTCGCGCCCACGAACACGATTGACCGGGCCAAGGTTTTCGATGGTCTCTGTGAAGTCAAGGACGAGGCAGTCATTCTTCCCATCGGCCACACGCATTCCTCGCCCCATGATCTGGACATACAAGACCGGGGACTTCGTGTTCCGCAACAGGACGATGCAATCGACATCAGGGACATCGAACCCGGTCGTGAGTACGGCAACGCTGACAAGGGCGCGAACCTGGCCGGCACGGAATCTTTCGATGCGCTCGGAACGGACAGCTTTCGGCGTTTCCCCGGTCACGATTTCCGCATGCACGCCAAGGCGAATCAGTTCATCCTTGACATGCTCGGCGTGCTTGACAGTGACGCAATAGACGAGCCACTTGTGTCTGTCGGCAGCCAGTCGTACCGCTTCTGCACATGCCGTCGCCACCAATTCCGGCCTGTCGATGGCACGCGCCAGTTCGGAAACGACATAGTCGCCGCCAACGGTACGGACGCCAGTCGCGTCCATCCTGGTTGTGGTGGGCTGCGTGGTAAGCGGCGTCAAGTAGCCGGCTTCCAGTAGCTCATCCATCGTGACATACGCGGCGATGTCGGTGAAGATGGCGTCATCGACCGCCGTCAGCCATACGCCAGAGCCACGGAACGGCGTTCCGGTGGCGCCAATGACGCGCATGTCGGGGCAATACTTGTGCATGTCTGAGATGAACTTCCGGTACATGCCTTCTTCCCCACCTGGTATTGCGTGAGCCTCATCGACGATCAGCAGGTCGACATGGCCAACCTTGGCGGCGTGCTTGTAGAGGCTGCCGATGGTCGCGATGGTAATGGCGTGGCCAAGTTGCTTCTTGCCAACGCTGGCCGACATGATGCCGACAGGGGCATCGGGCCAGATACTGATGAGCTTCTCGTAGTTCTGCTCCAGAAGCTCCTTGTTCGGGACAAGCATGATGATGCGGGTCTCGGGCCACTGCGCGATGGCGTGCTGGCAGAGCCAGGCCAGCATGACCGACTTCCCGCTACCAACGCACGCACTAACTATGCAATGTCCTTCTTGATTGTTCCTAAACCAGTCGAGCAACTGGTCCATGGCACGCTGTTGGTACGGACGCAGGGTGATCACGCTGCCTCCCCAATCCTGGCGCCAAACACCTGGCGGAACTCCTCTACGCCAGCGTCACCCAAGGCCCGCTTGTCGTGGGCCGCGCGGATTTCAATACTGTTGTAATGCGGGTGCGCGCCTTCCGCAATCTCTGACCCGTTGTGGAAGATGTTCCCGGTCAAACGGTTCCGGTACTGAGGGTTTACACCGTCCGGCGTGCCTAGATACTCGGCGAACTTGTCGAGCAGGATTGGTATGAATCGATGCCCATTGCAACCAACGCGCTGCATGTCCAGGCTGATGTCCCGGCCAAGGTGCGAGCAGGACCAGCGTGCCTTGTCAGATGCGTCATTGCCTGTCTCCGGAGTGGCATGCGCGCAAGTGCGGCAATGGGCGCGTGGCACGGATTGACCGTGACAGATGGGGCGGTAGTCACAAAATTTACATTGATACCAACTGGCGTCGTTGCTGATGCGCTCTGGTGGTTCCGCTGAATTGATGATGCGACGGGCACGATCCATCATCCGCTCGTACTGCTCATTGTCGAAGTGCAGCCATTCGGTGTGGATGCGATCGTCGTCCTTGCAGACGGCGTAGTACATGGCCCGGTCGATTCCGAGTTGGCCCATGTAGATGTTCATCTGATGCCAATGCTCCGGCTTGGCCACCACGACTCCCTTATCGACAAGTTCCTTGAAGCTCTTCGCCGAATGAGTCTTGAACTCGCACACGCACCAACTCTTCGGCGCGTAGGGTGTGCCGCGCGCTGCCGCGTCCATGTGCCCGGAGAAATGTCCGCCGATGTCCTTGAAGCCCCACTGTTCTCCGTTCGGCATCGAGTCTGATACCTCGCAGCCGATTCCGCGAAGTTCATCGATGATGACCTTCTCTTCATTCCTGCCGCGCTCGAACAGGCGGTACGTCCGGCCGTCGAAAGTGCGCCGTTCCGCCCATCGGAAACCAAACCAGAGCGCACGTTCGCACGGACCACCGATGATGCTGGCGCCGAGATAGGCGCGCTCCGGTTCAGCCTCACCCAGTTGCCGCCAATGGTCATAGACCTTGACAGCAACGGAGTGGATGGGCTCAGGTACGGCTGCCATTTCTGTCTCAGGCGGCACGCTTCGCCCATGGAGCGGAAGACGCAGTAGGAGCCGCTTGCGCCTGTTGCGAGGCGGCGGGAATCTGAACCGCGCCGGAGATGGCTTCATAACCGGTCACTTCGTTGGAGTCGTCGTACTTGCCGCTCTCGTCGACGCGCACCTTGACCTTGATCTTGACCGGCTTGCCGTGCAGTTGCACGGTGTCCTGAAGCTGCATGACGCCAGTGGCATGACAAAGCGCCGAGAGTTGCGACTGGCCGATGCGTTCGGCCTCGGCAGATTGATTGACCACGTTGATGCGCCCGAAAACCTTGCGGTTCCTGTACTGTCCGTCGAGAACCTCGAACGTGAGGTTCATCATCTGGCCGGTGCCACCCTTGGTCGGCTTGATTTCAGACTCGACGACCTGGGCGATGTAGCTGCCAGCCGGAATCGGCGTGAATGACTGCTGCGGAGCGACGTTTGCCGCGTTGAATTGGAACGATGCCATGCTGTGTTTCTCCTA